AGTTATGGAAATGCCAGAGTTTCAAGGCATAGCTCAAGAAGAACGAAAAGTTAATTTAGATTTAGCAATTCAAATGGCACAAGAAGGAGAAACCAATCGTGATATTGCAGCACGTACTGGTTTTGGTTTTTATAACGGTCAACCAATGCTAGAGATTGACGATAGTAAAGCTGCTTTAGTAAAACCATTTACAGAATTAGATATGGATAAAGTCTATAAAGCTCCAGAGATTCTTAAGCATGATGACTTTTACAAAGTCTATCCTGAAATGAAAAAACTTAAGGTTGAGTTTTATGATGGCGATCCTCCAGAAAGTAAATACGAAGATAATGGCTACTTTGATTTTGAAAATAATATAATAGGGATTAACAAGAACGCTTGGTTTATGTCGGATAAAAGATTAGGTGCTCGTTGGTTTGAACAAGTTGATGAGGAAGTTTTTTCAAAGATTATGAAAACAATGTTGCACGAAGCTCAACATGCAGTGCAACAAGTAGAAAAACTACCAGGCGGTGCTTCTGTTGAAGATTTTAAAGTAGGAGGAGCTTCAGGTTTGAACTTAACAGATGAGCAAGCACAAAAGCGTTATTTAAGAAACATTGGAGAAATGTGGGCGAGGAACGTAGCTCAAAGATTTAACAATCCTGATGATAAAACTTTTAATCGTAATCCGTTTATGACATTAGGAAAAGACGATGAGTCAAAAGCAGCAGGTATCTCTGCTGAAAATGCTATTCTTCCCAGTGGAGTAAGCACTAATCCTGACCTTCCTTTTGAGGACGTAGACTATAAAGATCCATTTCCAGATACAACTGAGGAGAACTTCTAATGGAATTAAATGAAGAACAACTAACAGACTCTGAGAAAGAGTTAGTTGAGTTCGTAGTCACGCACACTGACCGCTGGCGTGAATGGAAAGACAACAACTACATGCAGGACTGGGACGAGTACGAGCGTCTGTACTACGGTATATGGTCTGATGAAGACAAGACCAGGGAGTCAGAGCGTTCTCGTATTGTAACTCCTGCTATTCGACAGGCTGTTGATAACAAAGTAGCAGAGATTATTGAGGGAGTATCCAGCAATGGAGCCTTCTTTGACATTGATGACGAAGACCAAGATCCCAATGATGTATCGTTGATGAAGCAACAGATGCATATTGACATGAAGAAGGACAAGTTCTCTAAAGAAATACAGAAATGTATTAAGCTAGGAGAGATCTTTGGTACTGGTGTTAGTGAGATCTTAGTAAAGACAGTGGTAGAAACTGTTCCTACAATGCAAGAACTACCTACAGGTGGTGGTATGGCGGTAGGAGTTAACGAAGTAGAGCGTGTATCTGTACCTCTTCGTACAATTCACCCCAGGAATTTCCTTATTGATCCTAACTCTGAGACAATTGAGGATGCGATGGGCTGTGCAATTGAAGAATACACCAGTCTTCACAAGGTAGTAAAGGGTATTGAGTCTGGTATTTACCGTAAAGTACAGATAGAACCCTACTACGATGACACAGATCTGGAACCTACGCAGCAAGATTCCGTATTTCAAGACGACAAAGTTCGAATTATGCGCTACTACGGGCTTGTTCCTCGTGAGTATCTTGAAATGTTGGAGAACGATGGCAAGGAAGTAGTAGATTTATTTAAAGAAGACTCTGCTGCTGACCAACTATCTGACTTAGTAGAGGCAATTATTGTTATTGCTAATGGATCTAAGCTGTTAAAAGCAGAGGCTAGTCCTTATATGATGAAGGATCGTCCTTTAATAGCCTATCGTCCTGAGACTGTACCAGGATTGTTCTGGGGAGTGGGTACAGTACAGAAGGGCTACAACATGCAGAAGGCTATTGACGCTCAGATGCGCTCCCATCTGGACAGCCTAGCCCTGTCAACCGCACCTATGATGGGTATTGATGCAACTCGTATGCCTCGTGGCATGAAGTTCGAGGTGCGTCCTGGTAAAAGTATTCTTACTAACGGCAATCCTGCAGAAGCTCTGTTCCCATTTAAGTTTGGAACCTTGGATTCTTCTAACTATGAGACTGCTAAGGGGTTTGAGAACATGCTTCTTCAAGCCACAGGTACGATTGACTCAGCAGAGTTGACCCGTGCTGCAGCAGCTAACCAAGGTGCTGGTGGTATGGGTATGTCTTTGGCTATGTCTGCTATTGTCAAGAAGAATAAGCAAGCACTGACTAACTTTCAGGAAGATTTTCTTGTCCCAATGGTCAAGAAGGTTGCTTATCGCTACATGCAATTTGACCCAGAGCGTTATCCTTCACGAGACTTCAGGTTTATACCGCTGGCCTCAATAGGAATGGTAGCCAAAGAGTACGAGCAACAGCAGTTTATTGGTTTGCTCCAGACGCTTGGACCTCAGTCTCCTGTTGTTCCTTTGATCTTGCAGGGAATTGTAGAGTCTTCCAGTCTTCCCAACAAAGAGCAGCTATCAGTTGCACTACAACAGATGTCACAACCTGACCCACAACAGCAGCAGATTGCTCAGGCACAGCAGCAAGCTCAGCTTCAGCTGGTCCAGGCTCAGGTGGCACAGCTTCAGGGTCAAGCAGTTGAGTCTCAAGCTGACGCTCAAGAGGCTCAGGCTAGGGCGCAGAAGCTCCTTGTCGAGGCACAGCTATTACCCGAGCAAGCCAGGATTGAACTGGTCAAGGGATTGTCTGCCAACATGGTGGACCCCTCAGAGCAGGAGTTCGAGCGCAGGGCTAAGGTAGCAGAACTTCTATTGAAGGAAAGGGATATTGATGTCAGGGAAAAAATAGTTGATAAACAAATGCAATAGTACTTGACAAATCATTAAAAGTATGCTATAATATATGTATGTTGAATTAGTAAGGACTCCATAATGGACAAAGCCCTACAAGAATATTACGAAGCAAGATTTGATATGATGTCTACTAAGGGATGGAAAGATTTCTTAGAAGACGTTGAAACAATAGTAGGTAGTTATGACAATGTCATGGCTATTGAGAATGAAAAAGATTTATACAAGAAGCAAGGTCAGTTAGATATTCTTAACTGGGTATTGAATCTCAAGCAAACTTCTGAGAAAGCCTGGGAGGAACTCAATGCCTAAGAGGATATTTGAATTTCGTTGCGTTAAAGATCACGTAAGTGAAAAGTATGTTGATGATGAGGTTACTTCTGTAGAGTGTCCTCATTGTCATAACGATGCTTCACGCATTATCTCGTCACCCATGTTCAAGCTAGAGGGCTTCACAGGAGCGTTTCCAACAGCTTACGATGCATGGGAAAGAAAACGTGCTGAAGCAATGAGAGTCACTCAAAAGCGTAATGCCGAGTGACATTTTAAATTTCCTAGAATCCAATTTGGACAGGAGGATGATGTGGCTAATTTTATCGAACCGCAAGAAGACGAAGAACAAGTAGACGACATTAATTCTATTGAGCCTCAAGCTGAGGAAACTCAAGTAGAGACTACCACAGAAGTTACCCCTGAAGTTACTCAGGAAGCAGAAGTAGAAGAAGATCTTCCTTCTAAGTACAAGGGTAAAACTGTAGCTGAGATTATTAAGATGCACCAAGAAGCTGAGAAGCTCATTGGTAAGCACGCTCAAGAGGTAGGAGAAGTTCGTAAACTTGCAGATGAGTTAATCAAGCGACAACTCGATGCACCTGCAAAGGTAGAAACAAAAGCCACTGAAGAAGACGAGATTGACTTCTTTGCAGATCCTGAGAAGGCTGTAAGCAGTAAGATCGAGAAACATCCTGCAATCAAAGAGGCAAAGCAACAAGCCTTGCAGATGAAGCAAATGCAAACGTACAATCGTTTGAATCAGGAGTTTCCAGACTTTATGCAGACAGTACAAGATCCAGAGTTTGCTGAATGGATTAAGAAGTCTCCAGTTCGTATGCAGTTGTACACAAAAGCAGATGCCGAATTCGATTACGACTCTGCTGCTGAGTTGCTAAATACGTGGGGATATGTTAAACCTAAAGCAGCACCTAAGCAGGAAGTGCCACAAGAAATCTTTAAGGCACAGAAAGCTGCAGTGCAACAAGCAACAATGGATGTTGGTGGTGCTTCTCCGAGTACAAACTCTACAAAGGTTTATCGTAGGGCTGATCTGATCCGACTACAGATTGAGAATCCTGACCGTTATGTGCAGATGCAAGATGAGATCATGGCTGCGTATGCGGAAGGGAGAGTTAAATGACAAACTAATTTAGGAGATTTAAAATGGCACTTGGAACCAATCATGTAACAAAGACTACCGCTGATAAGTTTATCCCTGAGATTTGGAGTGACGAGATTATCGCTGCTTACAAGCAGAATCTTGTTGCTGCTAACCTCTTCTCGAAGATGACCTTCAAAGGTAAGAAGGGTGATACTCTTCATATTCCTAAGCCCACTCGTGGTTCTGCTTCTGTTAAGCAAGCATCGACTCAGGTTACTCTGATTGCTGCTACTGAGACAGAAACTCAGGTTCTTATCAACAAGCATTACGAGTACAGCCGACTCATCGAGGACATCGTTGAGGTGCAAGCACTTGCTTCTATGCGTAAGTTCTACACGGATGACGCTGGTTACGCTCTTGCTAAGCAGGTTGATACTGACCTTATCCAGCTTGGTCGTACTGCCAATGGTGGTGCTGCTGGTGCTGATTACGACACTGCTTATCTTGGTGCTGACGGTACTACTCTGTATGTTGACGGTACTAATGTAGGTACTGCACTTACGGATGCAGCTATTCGTAGGACTATCCAGCGTCTTGATGATGCTGATGTTCCTATGGACAACCGTTTCCTTATCGTTCCTCCCTCTGCTCGTAACAGCTTGATGGGTATCGCACGCTTTACCGAGCAAGCATTTGTTGGTGAGGTTGGCGGTCAGAACACGATTCGTAACGGTCAGATTGGTGACATCTATGGTGTGAAGGTATTCGTTACTACGAACGCTGACACTGCTACGACTAACACCAGCCGTATCGCTCTCATGGCTCATAAGGACGCTTTTGTTCTTGCTGAGCAAATGGGTGTTCGTACCCAGACGCAGTACAAGCAAGAGTATCTTGGTACTCTGTTTACCTCAGACATGCTCTATGGCGTATCTGAGTTGCGTGATGGCTCT